GACGTTGAACCTCTGCCGCGTGGCCACCAGCGAGTACGGCATCGACATCACGTCATCGGGGTTGTTGATGCGCTTGAGGTTACGCTTGCTGGTCATGGCGATGCGGCGCACCTGAGGTGGCGGCTCAACGCCGAACTCGTTGGCGATCTCGCAGGCCAAGTTGTACTTGAACGCGCGCAGATAGCCTGGCGGAAAGGCCAGCGAGGTGGCCAGCGTCGCGGCGTTGGACAGTTCTTCGACCGAGATGAAGTGCCACTCCACCTCCCGGGTCGCCACCGGGTAGATGTACATCTCGATGTCCGGGTAGGTCATGTTGACCCAGATGATCTGCGGGTACGTCGAGGTCACGGTCTTGACCGCGATTCCGTCGTACTGCTGCTGGTTGATCATCCGAATGCCGAAGCTGACGTTCGTACCCGGGTCGCGGAAGTACGTCGCGTCGTCCAGCAGGATGGGTCGGTTGCCGACGAAGTTGCCGGTCGGCCCCAGCGTGCGGCTGATCGTGCTGGCAGGCCACAGGAACGTCTGATCCTGCGTGGAGAACACCGACAAACGCTCGGTGTTCCACGAGTCAATCATCTGGTTCATCGCCGCCAGCGCGTCTTGCGACGTGGCGGCCGATGGCGTCTCGCCCTCTGCCAGTTGGCCGATCAGGCGAAGCGCCCCGTTGATCTGATCGCCAGCGGTGGCAGTCGCCATGTCAAGCTCCGGGTTCTACGCTTCGGCGCGGGCGCCCGCGGCGGGGCAGTTCGTTGACGACCGGAGCAGGCTCCGGTTCAGGCTCAGGTTTGGGCGCGGTGGGGTCGAAGACCTCCCACCCAAGGCCCATGTCGTACTGCGCCTCAATATCGGAGCAGGCGACCTTGGGGCCGTGGATGGGGTGTCTGAGGTAGATGACTGCCATGTGAGAAAGGTAGGGGTCGAAACCCCTACCTTATCACGAAGTCATGATGACCCAGTTGGTCCCGTCGCACACCAGCATGGCGTTGGCCCCGGCCGACGCCGCGAGGATCGCGGTGCCAGGCGTGGCCGTGCCAATCGGCAGCACGTTGGACGACGCCGACACGACGGTCTGAGCAGCGATGGTCTTGATCCACACGACGCGGCCGGTGCTGGCCGATGCCGTGGGGAACGTGACCGTGATGCTGCCCGTACCGTTGCAGACGACGAAGTTCTCCGTCGCACCCAGCGTGAACGAGGCCGTCTTGGTGACGGGCGCGTTCAAGTCGAGTTGCGTGCCGTTGAGCGCGCCGGTTACCGTCACCGACGCCGCGGACACGCCGCCAGTGACAGAGACGCTTTCAAACTCGGGGTCGCTGAACGCGACACCGACCGCCTTGGTGTTAGGCATGATGCCTCCTTGTCAGGCCACGCGGTACAGCGTCCACGCGCCAGCGCCGCTCTTGCGAGCGACCAGCAGCGCGCCGGTCGTCACCGGGATGGTCATCGTCAGCGAGCCCGTGACCGTCCAGCCGGTGCCGGCCGCGATGATGGCCGTACCGCTCGACGTGCCGAGGTTGACCACCCGGAACTGGAAGGTCGTGCCCACACGGTCGAGGTTGGCCAGCGCGGCTTCCAGCAGCGCAACGGTCGGCAGAGTGTACGTCTGCGCGGACGTGACGCCGTTGTTGGCCAGGATCAGACCGTTGATCAGTTGCGCCGCGGTGAGCGTCGCAGTGGCCGTGACGGAGATCGGAGCATCGGTCAGGCCGATGATCGGTTCGCTGGGGTTGCCGGCATTGTTCTGGTAGCCGCCAGCGCCATTGGGGAGAGCCATGATGGTTCCTTTCAGAGTTCGGTTGCGTCAGCCCCAGATGCGGCAAGCCATCTGCGGACGGATCACGCTGTAACCGTAGAGCACGTCCACGCGGCACGGCATACGGTCGTTGTTGATGTCGTACTGACGCACGACGCGCAACGAGATGCCGTTGTGGACGGCACGCGCGGCCATATCGACGCCCTGCGGAAGCAGCAGGTCGGCGGTGGCGAACGTGATGGCGTCCTTGTGGTAGACGAGGTTCTGCGGGTACGCGGTCGAAGCGGTGCCCAGGAACACGACGGCCTTGCTGTTGCCCGGCAGCGCGTTGACGGTCGCCAGCGCGTGGTTGGCCGAGTACATGGCCGACACCGTGATGTTGCCTTCGCCGCTGGAGCCCAGCGTCACGTCGGACAGCGCCACGAACTGGAAGAGCGACCCGGTGGACTCGCGCGTCTGCGGGTTCACCGCAAAGCAGTCAGCCACCGTGAACACGTCACCAGCCTTCACCGTGGCGTTGTTGCCCGCGCCCGTGATGGCGATGGTCGTCGCGCCTTCGCTGGAGACGGCCGCCGAGGTCGTGCCGCCCGTAGCGGAGCGCGAGCCCACGGTGAACGTCTTGATCGACTGGGACATGTTGATCTCTTCGTACCCCAGCACGCCCGTGCCCATCAGCCCGTTCTTGAACTGCTTGCTGATGGTGTCGGTGGGGTTGAAGAGGCCCTTCATGCCTTCGACCAGGCCAGCGTTGGCGGCCGGGTTGACCGTCGCGTAGCGCGGCGACATCACAGCGGCGTTCTCGTTGAGCTTCTGCTGCGCTTGCAGCAGAACCAGCGAGGTGCCGGGCGTGGTGCCGGGCGTGCCCACCGAGTTGCCGATGCGGCTGAAGGCGTTGGCCACGTCAGCGTCCACGCTCGCGGCGAGTTGGCTGATACGAGGCTTCAGCACGCGGTCAGCGAAGTCGTCCAACTGCATCGTCAGTTCGGCCGACGTGAAGTTGATGCCGATGTGCTTCTGGCTGGCGACCGTCAGGGTCGTGAACTGCTCGTTGTCATCCTGGGTCTGGAGGGCAGCGCCATCCGTCACCAGAGCGCGGTCCGGCAGGCGGATGCGCAGGGTCGAACCGATCTTCGCGCCTTCGACGGCGAACGAGTCGTCGTACTGGCGGTTCACGTTGCGGGTGATCACGAGGTTGTTCTCGAGGATTTCGAGAGCCTTCCGCGTGATCATGTCGATGGTAAGCAGGCTATTCGCCACGATGATTCCTTTCAGATGCGGGATTGCGCTTGCAGCTTCTTCATCTGCCTCTGCCTCTCGGCTTCGATCCACTGGCTCGTCGTCATCTGCTTGATGGAGCGCGGGTCAGTGGTGTCGTAGGCCGGGGAGCCCACAGTGCGGGCAGACACAGGCGTGATCGGCTGCGGGGCGGCGGTGGTTTTCTTGACCGGAGGATCAGAAGCCAGCTTGGCCTCGATCTTCCCAATCTCCTTGGCTTGCAGAAACGGGGACAGACGGGAGATGCGATCCGCTTCCTTCGGGTTGGAGCCGAGGTAGTACGCTACGTCGGGGCCAACGTCAGAAGCCTGAATCGTTTCGGCCATCACGCTCGTGATGCGCAGATTCGGGTTGTAGGCGACTTGTTCAAAGTCGTCGTACTTTTCCCTAGCTTGCTCTTCACGGTCCTGATACGCCTCCAGCACTTCGGCCTGGCGCCGTTCGGTGTCGCGCTTTGCAACCAGTTCCTCGGCCTTCTTGGCTGCCAACGCTTCCGCGTAGGCTTCCGGGGACTCGAAACTGTCCACAGGCGGGACATCTTTGGGCGGTGCAGCCGCAGGTTGCTGTACCTGCTTGCGCTCCCATTTGCGCTGCTCTCTTGCAAGCCGCTTGCTGATCAGTTCGTCCACCTCGTCTTGGGTGAACGTCTTGGCAGCAGGCTTGGCTTCTTCCGGCGTCGGTTCAGATTCAGGCGCGGCCGTCGCTGCCAGATCCTGCGGAGGGACTTCTTCCGCTGCAACCACTTGGGTTTGTTCGTCCATGATCGTTCCGAAGAACCCTGGTCGGGCGGACCAGTACGCTAAAACTATACGATTCTACGCGCGATGTCAACTGTTTCGCGCTTCAATTTCCATCGGCGCGTTGCGATACCCGTAGCGCAGCACCTGCCAGAGGTACGTCGCGTAGAACCGGACCGCCCCCATACGCTGATACTGCGCCCAGTGGGTTTGCTCGTGCCGGATCAGCCGTTCGTCGCCCAGGCGCTCGGCCAGGATGTAGACGCCCAGCGGCGGCAGCGTGATGCCGTGGAAGCCCCACAGGCGCAGCCATGCGCGGATCAGCAGCGGTGCGGGCTTAGGAGACATCGGGGCTTTTCGGTTGCACGATCTTCAGGCCCAGCCTGCCCAGCGCCACCCACGGGTCCTCAGCGGTCACATCGGATGTGGCGAACAGGTCCTCGATCTGCTCCAGCGTCACGGTCATGCCCGCCTGCTCGCACAGCGCCAGCGTGGCGAAGCTGTCCCCGGGCTCGTAGCTGGTCTGCACCCACTCAGGCGGGTCGCCCTCCTGCGCCCAGGTGGCAAACGGCACCAGAGCCGCGAAGCCCTCGCCGATGAAGCCCGTGGAGATGTAGTGCGTGGC